AAAAGTCCTGAATTAAAGGACTTATCTACGTTAACGCTGAAGCCACATAGACTTAACAGTCTAACAGTGAGGTCATAAGCCTCCTGCTTAACTATTATGTCATCGCCATAAACAGCGAAGTTGCCCAGCGAACGCCTACTTGGTCTTTCCAACTTAATGGACTTGACACGGTAGGCTCCGTAGACTAAGCTACTAAAGAGCAATGTCTGTAGAGGGAAAGTGAAAGCATTCCCCATACTCGACACCATATGTAACTCCACCTCAGCTCCACCTGGAAGGGTGGCAACTGGCGAACGAGTCAGCTCCAGAAGCGATACGACATGCTTCGGGAACATCTCGCGCACCAAACTGAGAGACACCGAGTCTGAAGCGGACGAAAGATCAATAGTACCGAAACTTCCGTCTTTGGACCCGAGCCGAGCAAGCGTTTGGTTCTTATCGGGCTGATCAGCCAGACTTATACCTAATGTCTGTTTGATCCTCCCTTCAAGGACCGCGCCTATCCCCTTTTGAAATAACATATTACAAAGGGGTTCGGTACATATGGTTCTGCTTATTTCCGCAGTCTTAGGTGCAAAGCTAATGCGACTTCCTCGCACGATGTCAAGACCTCTAGCCACGGATCGGATAGACTCAACGTCCGACCAGATGGAGTTCTCAGAAATCGCCTGCAAGTAAAACATGTGCAGCGCAGTACTCGTAGCTGACATTCGGGAAGTACCTACTTTCGAAAGAAAGTCGGTACTGTAACTCCCGATGTTAGCACCGTTGCCGAGACCAAAGTTGTCGGTAATACTACCCATGTGCAAGAGTCTTTCACAAGACTCTTCATCCGGATAGAAGAAGCTATAGAGAAAATCCTTAGCTTCACCGATTGCGATGGTCTCGACTTCGTTCATGCTGGATGTATCCATAACGAACCGTCGACACATCTCGTTGTTCTTTAAAAACAACGATAATGCTTCTGCGTCCGCTGAAGGTTTAATCTCATCCTGATATTTCTTCAGTAGAGACTTCCTAAGCGATTGCATGGCAAATGTCTTCGGATCTATACAGGGATAGGGATTTATCGTCCCATTCCACCCAGCACGATACAAGTCTGCTTCGAGTAAAACTGGTAGACTTCCAGCGTAATCACGCATGTCAGCTCCTGTTGTCCACAACCTAGAAGTCGAGTGGTACTGTACAAGTGATTGAAGTACTCACTTGTTAGTACCAGACCGCCATTGATCAAAGCTTTCGCTAGGATCAATGTCAGTATCTTGGTGCCAATTGTCAGTATCAGATAATGCCGGAGATAACAGAATCACCGGCACCAGCCGATTGCTGACTAAGGGCCCCAATATGCGCAGACAGCGCCGCTCGAATGTTGGCGGAATCATAAGTATCACTACCCGCAGGCACGTCAATGATTGTCGTGATTTGCAGGTTCTGAAACGGCTGATTAACCAACGGAGTAACACCCTTACGGGTGATACACTTATAGGTATTACGTGGAACATCTTTCACAAGTCCCGTCGTCGGATTAGGCTTTCCAAGGCTACGGAAGACCTTAGGCCGCACAAAGGTAATAGTGAAAGGGGAGGCAACACTGTGCACGGTTACGCCAGTCTGCGTTCCACCCAACGCTGATACAGCAACTTGTTTCCCGTTGTTATCGGGAGCCAGATCGCTGAGCAGTGTATAGGTCGGACCAGTCAATCCAGTCTGCGCGGTGCCTGTAATAGGCGAGGTTAGAGTAAATGACATATTGTTCCTAGTACGCCCTCGTTATCGCCGAAATGGGCGATAGCCTTTGGGGGTGGTTTGAGGATGCAAAGCGCGAGCCTGGCCCAACAATGCAGCAACGTTAAGTAGTTGCCCATTTGAAAGGTCAAACGAGAGTTGCAGGGTTGGCAATGGAACGCCTCCACCAGCGTCTCTCAGAACGCGTTTGCGCGTAAAACGAAAATAACCTTGATTACTGCTAGCACTTGTAAGGACCGAGTTAGGCTGCAACGTGCCGGTCTGCTGAGCGTCCAGGTTAAGAAATCCATAGTAATCGGATTTAGTAATTACTGAACGATTAGCATACGCCACGTTAGAGTAACAGGTCACACTTGAGCTAACGATATCACCAATGTTGGTGAAGTAATCAACGAGAAACGACCATGGGAGTAACTCCCATGCAGTGGGTAGGAATTCACTGGGTGTAAAACCAAATAAAGCCCAATTATCCCACTGAGTCGCTTCTGCTGTAGCAACGACAGCTCCTTTGTATCTAACGATAACTTCATTCTTGAGGTATGTGTCTGTGTAAAAGAAACAGCCATTATACCATCTTCGATTGATGTTACCGCCAAATGTCCCATCCAGCTGTCTACTGAAATCGTAGTAAGCTGCACCGCCGGCAGAGATAATCTTCTTCCGTCGAGTGGTCGTCAAACGACGATAGGCCTTGGCTGCATCCTCAACATCATTGATGAGAGGCAGCCAACCAAAGGAATGCTCCAGCCAGAGCCCACTAGCAGTCTTCAACCAATGCTTAGGGTCGGCGCGTTTTGCTTTACTTAACGCGCTTAAATACCCACCGGCTTTGGAATAAAGAGCACTAGCTGGCCTGCGTAACATGTGCACTGTTTCACGTAATTCCCCAAGAAACGTAGGTCCAGAGAACTGAACCTGAATCTCTCGGAGTTTCTTGTAAAACTTAGCACGTGCTAGGTTGTCAGCAAAAGCTGGGTCGGCAGTTGGTTCTATAGAGTTTCTCGTGTAGTCCTGACTCCAAAGAGGCAGGCTACCCGTGTTCTCATAGGTCCAAGTATTGCCACCAAAGGTACTTTGGAAACTAGTAACTTTGGCCTTCATGTCAATAGCCTCGGCCGTATCTTTTACGGCCTGCATAGACGTCGTCGCATTCCCACCAGCATCGATGACCTTCTTCCAACCAGGCAGACTACTACCAGTCCTCTGACGCACCGACGTTACTACTCTAGTAATCGGCGGTGTCCAG